GTCTCTCAAGACAATGGTGCTGACCTTCCCTACGAAGTGCAAGAACCTAAAAACGGCATTGAGGCTGTAAGCATTCAAGGGACAAGAAACAGATTTTTTAACAGGGCGTCTAAGACAAACAAGTACCAGCCCGATACTTCGCAAGCACTTGCGTCTGAAAGAGGATTCACACCAGATTCAACTAACTTAGACTTTCCAAGCACTTCAACAGTTCGACTCGGCGCATTGATGAAAAAGGGCTTGCCGGGACGAAGAACAACAGATCAATCGCCAGGCGGCAAGAGTGACCTCAAAGAGATTTACGACCTCATGGATCAAAATACAGAATTTGATGCTGTTGTTCCTCATGCTAGGTATTTTAATGCTGACAATACTTCGGCACAAGGAGGCCCCGTCAGCTCAAATGATCCACTATCAACTCAAATTCAACACGGGGTGTTATCTCAAAATCGATTTTCTGTGATCGGCACCGACAACAAGCCAAATATTTTTCGCGGGCATGAAACTAATATTGACGATCAGGTTTTTACAACACTGCAACCCCAGCTAGGCGCATATAACCCTGCATCACCATCTCGGTTGACGATGGACGAACTAAAGAACGTGTCTACTGAGATGATAAAGAGAGTAGTTGAAAAATCTGGGCCAACAGGCGGAAACGCTTCAAGTGAGTTTAGTAAGGTCACGTCCAATTACACGTCAGCATATGAGTCTTCTACCAATGAGAACATCGATATCAAGGCTGGCACAAAAGGATCAAGGGGCGCATTTACAGAAACAGGCACGATTGATTCATACGGCAATATGAATAGCCCAGACAATAAGTTTGATGGCATGAATAGTATCACCGCAATCAATACTGCACTAAGTCTAATAGCAGCAACAGTTGCAATCATAAATGAAAAAGTTAAGAACTCCGCCGGTAAAACCCCGCAAGGTGCAAAACCTACAAGAAATGATTTTAATAAAGCAGTAAATAGAGGGATAGAAATATTCACAGGAATGAACCTCAAGGGTGCAGTTTCAAACTCAGCACAGATAATATCAGCTCAAGAAGGCTCACAAGTTTCTCAGATAAACATCAAGGAAAACCCAGGTTTCTATACAGTCTTCGCACGCTCTATTATAAGGGATTCTATAGATATCACATCCCAGTTCAATGACGACATCCCTGGTGGTTCTTCATCTAATACCCAGGGCGCTAACAACCTCCTAGAGGCTTTGTACGGCTCCAAAACAATGTCGGCAATCAATGTTTTTTCTGCGATCGGCGACATTGCGCTAGATCAAGAAAAAGGAATCTACGACATAAACAGGATACGAGGAAGTCTAGCAGGATTCTTAGATCTAGCATCTGCGGCATCACATAAGAGTAAAAGAGATTCTTCTAACGTGGTCTTTGGTGACTCTACAGATATGCCCAATCCTAATGATCGAAGACTTGCCTGGCGCGGCAGCTCTACCCCTTCTTTGTTTTTGCTTCCTTCTTCTGTGGAGTTTGCTCATACAAATACTGGTCAAAGTAGTTTGATTTCTACAGCACACTCAAATTTACAATCAACAACGATCGTCAAATCTAAAAAGATTTCTAAAGAAGACGTTATACGGCACGAGCGCAGGCTTGATGCTGAATATATGCCTTTTTACTTTCAAGATCTTCGAACCAACGAAATTGTTTCCTTTCACGCATTTTTATCACAGCTAGATGAGACTTATCGCCCTTCTTATAGTGATAGTCGAATGGTGGGAAGGGCAGACCCAGTTAGAATTTATCAAAACACAAGCCGAGATATCAACTTAAGGTTTATTCTTACAGCAACTTCCAGAGAAGATTTCAATGAGATGTGGATGAAGTTCAATAAGATGATAACACTTCTATATCCCCAGTATTCTAAAGGAAGAACAGTAAAAAATGCAAACGGATCAAAAATCGTAATGCCTTTTTCTCAAGTAATGTCTGCATCCCCTATGATTCGCTTAAGGGTTGGAGACGTGATTAGATCTAATTACAGCAGGTTTAATCTGGGCCGCCTCTTCGGCGCCGGAACAAAGGATTTCAATCCAGGGAAGATAGCGCTAGCAGAACAGTTTTCATCTACGCACAGCATCGATCTATTTTCCTCACCCAAAGTCGCTGATGCTCTTCTTGAGTCCCTGCTCAGTGTGAATAAATCGTGGATGGAATTTCCCGCCCTTGCAGGTGCAGCCAATTTTGTTGATGCACTTAAAGTTATTGTCCTCGGCGCTCGAACAAGACCCACTAGTGAAAATGATCATGTCAAAGGCCTCACTTTCGGGGATGTTGTTAGAATTCCGTATCCGGAGGTCCGATCTCTTAAAAAAGCTGATGTCACAGATCAGTTTATAAGCATATCCGCCACGCATGGAGCAGATAAAGCAGATACGTTTTACTTGCCCTATCGAGATGTTTACGCTCGTGTTTTGGGGAAAGTAACTGTAGATGGATCTGTCAAATACAAAGTAGCCCTCTTTGCTGATGCTAGTATTTTCACACCCCTTGCAGGGACAGTTGGAAATATTTACCTTCTCGATCACGGAGATATGCAAGTTTTCGCCTCAGGGTTAATTCTTGCAAAGGCTGCATTGCTTGGATTAAAAGGGTTTACCGGCGCCGTTTCTGCAAAGATCCCAGGGAACGGAACAATAGCCATCGGCGCGGGAGCTGACTACTTTAAAAGAGCAACTAATTTTCTAAAGCCAGAAAATAACGCAGTTGTTAGATCTTTCGAAGAAGTAGGGGGAAAAGGCTTAGCTGGATTTATCACAAACATGCATATGGGATGGATCAACGATCGAATTGTTTGGGAAACAGATTTAGATTCCCGCGCCCCAAAGACGTTCGAAGTCCAGATAAACTTCGCACCAATACACGACATCGCCCCAGGATTAGATCACGAAGGTTATACACGAGCAGTTAGTTATCCCGTGGAGGATTCATCTAACATCGTCGCCGGAGATCAAAGAAGAGTTGATGAAGTTGCTCAAATAGCTAAAGGTGACTTCTCGGGCGCGCGTTATCTTCTCGATGCAGATTATGTAGATGAAACGAGAGAGCTCGGTCTAAGACAAGAACAATCCGCTGCAGATGAAGTATCTCTCGCCGCAATGCGATTATTAGGCAGGGCAGTGAGGTAAAATCATGACAATCAGAAGATACGTTAGAGATGGCACAGTCCTCGCAGGAAAAGGCTTTGGAACAGCAACAGCTGTTAACGCTATACGACGTGCGGTACGCCAAGGAAACATTTCATTTGCAGTAAAGAACTTACAAGAATCACAACGTCTAGATGTTCTTGCCGGAGAAGTTTACGGTGACTCATCAATGTGGTGGGTAATCGCAGCAGCTAGTGATATTGGATGGGGATTACAAGTACCGCCAGGAACTTTCTTGAGAATCCCCACAGATCTTAGTGAGATCGGGGATCTGGTGTCATGAGCGGCGTCAAATTTAATGTCGTCGGCGGCCTAAATCATCGAAAGATGAAAGAAGCACTATCAAAACTTAGCAGAGTAACAGGTTACGGCGGCATGATTGCTGGCGACGGAGTCAATTTAACGGGAACAAAATCTATTGCACTTACTGAAGGGAGATCTGATGATCAAAACCTCGAGGCAATGGAAGATCTTCTTGCATTTGATATCGACGGCGCCCGCGGAATAGATCAGATAATAAGCCAGATAAAAGATAATGGCGCAAATACTGATTTTGAAAAAGACTTTGTCCGAAATAATTTTGCATTCTATACAGAGAAACAGAATAGTCTAAAAGATAATCAATCTCGCCCAGATGAGCCAGACAAACAATTCGAAATGTCCACCGTCGCCCCAAAAATTCTAGTTCAAGATCTTGGGCAAGAATTTACGGCAAGGAGCACTGAGCATTTTAAAGAAGGTGGGCCAAAACTAAGCGTCGTCAATGTCTTAAATGGTAACTTTACCCCAACAAGTAAAAACATAGATGCTATTGAACTGTTTATGAATGCTATCCCTACACATGAATTTTCAAGATGCACTCCTTATTTAGACGTCGTATTTGAAGTAAACACACCGCAAAAAGATGCCAAAAATCAGAGATACGGGCTAAGCCTCCACAGTGTTACTGAGGGAGGAAAATCTCCTATCAAAGGATCTGGAGATGATGTTCTGGCTAATAATGTTCCTGCAGGATTAGGCGAAGACACCGACAACGACGACAAGAGACATACATTTGGTATGGAGATGTTCACAACGCCCCAGACCTTTGCACCGTTATCAACTGAGGCAGGGGAACTTAGAATCGAACCCGTACTAGATCCGTTCCGACCTTTTATGTCTATAAAAAGCTTTGATGTAAATTTAACGCCCGTCGCCGGGGGCTATTATCAAAAAGCATGGGCATCTCTAAAAATAGTCTTGCATGACAGATCTAGAATGCATGAGATTGCTCACTTAGTTCGACCAGATAACTTTAGCTCTAACAAGATTTATATTGAATACGGGTGGTCACATCCCGACGGTGAACTTCCAGGAAAAAAGAATCCTTACGGGGACTTTCTCAACAGCTTAAGAAAAAAAGAAAAGTGGAAGCTTTATAATAGCAGTTTTAATTTTAGGCAAAACGGTGAAGTAGAAATTTCTCTTGACTTGATGGCCCTAGGAAATAAAGCCGCCGAAAACATGACCATTGACGGAAATGAGTACATATCAGACCTGGGTACAAATATGATGAAGATTGAAAGCGCTGTTATAACAATAGCCAGAAAGTCAGGCCTAGGAAAGGAGATATCTCCAGAGTACGTTGAAAAAGGGTCATTGGGAAAAGCACTAAGCTCTTTTACACCTGCAGCTGTCAAGGAAGTCTTAGATAAAATTGAGAAAATGGGGACAAAGAATAAAAGCGAATACATGCCAGCTGCTAAAGAATTAAAATCAAAATTAATCGAATTCTTAGCTGTGCAAAAAGAATTTAGTGATGCTGCCTCATTAATTATCGACGTGATCGAGCAAGACGTATTGAAACCAAAGCCAGGATCTGATCCATTCCTTCTTGAAGCACTCAACCAAAGCAATATGATGTCCCTTCATGAGGACTTCTTTCATAGCCCACCAACGCTAGAACAACGGATCTCAGGTCATCAAGAAGACGGTACTTATTCCGAAAAAAAGGCCGCGGGGGCGGGCGCAGATATGACGTCAACCGATCCAGAGGTCTTATACGATAAGGTTCCTTACGTTTCCCTGGGAAAAGCAATGTCAGTTTTTGTGGGCCGCCCACTATCAGCTACAGGAAAGTTTCAAGAAGTTCAAATGTTCTTCTATCCCTTCGCCCTTCGCCACGGCGGGCCAATGAGCATGAATGAGCTGACCACCGGAGAGTTCTTAATAAAAAAGGATGAGCTTATGGAGGGAATCAGGCACATGATGACCACGTATAGAACATCCAGCATTCCAATTGAAGCCTTCATCGGTTTCGTTATTCAAAATTTTGTTAATTTTATCGGTGCTCCACAGTACGGAATGATGAACGATCTCGAGATATATCAAAAAATTGAGAACGGAAAAAGGCAATCACTATCCGAAGGAGCAGCACAACAACAAGGTGTCGACGATGTTAAAAAACTAAATGCTGAGCAGAAGAAGAAAATCAATACAATGAATGACAAGCTGGCTGATTTTATTTTTCCAAAGATCGCAGTTGAGCTCGAAGCTGTCCCAAGAATTCCAGGAAAAGACGATTCAAAGAAAAGTGCAGAACAAGATACAATTTTAAGGATCCACGTATATGACACACACGCAGGTAAACAAGAGCCTTATGAAAACTTGATCGAAGCATCTGTTAATAATATTGCAACTTTAAAACAAATAAAGAGTACGCTTGCCGGAAGATCTAAAGAAGAAAAGGGTACAAAAGATGAAAATCAAAGGCCTGCTGCACGAGCCAAAGTTCTCAATAAGCTTATAGAGGAACTAGCAGCCGAGAACCCCAAAGGCCTTAAAGCACATCGAGAAGGGGTAGACTCTCGTGTTAAGGAATTTACTATAAATCTTCCTTACGAAACTGTCAAGAATAAAATTGCAGGGCAGTACCCTTTTATTACTTACGGTACTGAGGCAACGTCAATACGCAGCGCCAATTTCAGAACTATACAAAATCGCCATCATAAAAATGTTATTTTATCGCAGCTAGGAAGAAGCCCAGAAACAGCGGCAAATGGTCTTGGTAGCGACGGCCTTCCCATTTGGACTACACCAACGAGTCTCTCTTTAAGCTCTATGGGTTGTCCTCTTTTTAGATATAGAACCGCCCTGTTCTTTGATTTTAAAACTGGAACTACAATAGATAATGTCTATTATGCAAAAAGTGTCCGGCATAGCATAACACCCGGGCAGTTCACTACAAACTTAGAGATGGCAACACGCCTTGCAGATGGAAAATATCGAAGCCTGTACAGTTTGCTTAAAAACTCCATCGAATACATTGATAATAATACAGATGAAGCTCCATGACACCCTCGGTGGAGCAACACCAATTAATCTCAACTAAATTTTCCTTAAATGTAAACTTGACAAGCATATAATATAATGTCTACATGAACGTTTGCATCAGCAAAAAAGTCCTTGGGACTACCTTGCATCTACTGTCTAAGACCGACGGCTCAATTACATGGACTTCTAAGCTTTCTGGTAATTGTTTTCCGGTAGGATTTTCAGAGCATGATTCATTTGCAACGATCAATAACTTGCTTGGAAAAGAAGTATCTCTTGTCCCGGATAAGAAGTATGTTGACATGATGAGCTATCTTCAGGTCGAGGATAATATTCCGTGGCACCAAGTTGTTCCTAATCAAGTCTTTAAGGAGTTCATCCAGAGGATCGTAGATGACTCTAGAACGATTTCTAATAGTAGCCAGTATGTATACTATCAAAACTATCTAATTAAAGCACAGAGATCATCCCAGCAGTTAGCTCCAGTCAAGATTGACGAGAACGAGTACAAGAGATTGATGATGGATCCCAAGACGATGAACAAGAATGTCATCCAGTCTTTCACCCCCACCGCCGGCTATGCTGGCAGATCTATCTACGGATTTACATCTACGAATACAGGCAGATTAACTGTGAGGAAAGGTCCTCAAATTCTTACGCTTAAGAAGGAACATAGATCCATATTGAAATCTAGGTTTCCTAAGGGTAGAATAATCCAGCTTGATTATACAAGCTTAGAGCCTCGCGTTGCTTTATCAATGATTGGCCACAATCCTCCCAAGGATATCTACAACTTTGTCGCAGAGAATATATTAGATAATCAGGTCGGGCGAGAATCTGCTAAGCTTCTAACGATTGCGCTTCTTTATGGGATGGGTCAAAAGAGAGTAAAAGATATCTTGTCCGGTACTTATCTAGATCCAAGAGAGACAATGTCGAAGATGGATGAGTTCTTTGGTGCCCAGATTATCCGAGAAGAATTATCTAAACAGGCACCCGCTGGATTTATCCAGAATTATTACGGCCGAAATATAAAAGTTAGAAGTGATTCAGAGCATGTTCTTTATAATAATCTTATTCAATCTACTGCGGTCGATGTCGCCTTACAAGGATTCACGAAGATGATAGATAAGATCTACGAAGAAGAAAAGAAGATGCGACCTATTTTTATCTTACATGACGCTTTGCTTATAGATTGCCCACCAGAAGAGGTAGGATTCTTAGATGCGCTTTGTAGCCTTGGAAGCAAAGCCGAGAACTTAGAAGCGCATTTTTACATCAAGAAAGAGCTAGTAAATTGACTATTGAAATGAATATTGAGAAGATGCAACACGATTACGAGATGTTTAAATCTCTTTGCGAAAAGCTGGGACATAGATCGAAGCCTGTAATGGAGCTTCTAAATCATGTTGAGGAGCGCCTAGTAACATGCCCGTCCGCCGAACGGACCGAGTATTTTAATTCTTTTCCCGGCGGTCTATTGGATCATGCTCTAAAGATTCTTGACTCTTCTTACAAGCTGGTAAAAGCACACGATGCTAAACTCCCGAGGGAGTCCATCATCCTGTGCTCTCTGTTTTGTCTCATTGGGAAAGTCGGAGATGAGAATCACGACCTCTATGTGCCCCAAGATAATGAGTGGCGCCGCAATAATCTCGGTGAGAATTACAAGTTCAATCCAGAACTACGTCACATGAGGGCTACCCATCGCTCCCTTTATCTTCTTCAAAAGTTTGGAGTTGACTTATCCCAAGAGGAGTGGCTCGCGATCTTATTGGCAGACGGCTTGACCGACGATACTCGTCTTTATTCCATGCGAGAACCGACCCTCGCTCTGGTGATCTCCTCTGCTAATAAGCTAGTAATGGCCACAGCAAGAGAGTCTTAGACAGCTCTTTCTCTCGCTGGTGTATATTTATAACCGCTATGAAGAAACGTTTCACACCCAAGTATATTAAACGCTCCACTGATCGTCCTTCTGGGATCGGGCAGACTGGAGCACATGGCATGTCTGCCAAAGCCGCACCCCCCGATGCTCACCGACTTGGTAACCTACCACAGGACTGGCCCAGATCCGGGCAGTCAGGACAGTACACCGCGTCGATCATGGGTCGAATGGGGGATGGAAGTTTAGCTTACTATACAGACGAGGACATCGAGGAATTTAGGGCTCAAGATGGCCCACCTGGAAAAGCTGGAAACTTTAAGTCTGATATGAAGCGTGTATATATTAAGAAAGGCGGAGGCAAAGGAATGATCGGCGCCGCCGGAATTCACGAGTCCGAGGAGAAAAATATGCAAGAGAAATCCCTGAGAGAATTAATTCGGGAAATGATTCTAAGCGAGTTGGCAGAGTCAAAGAAGAAATTACCTGCTGATATTGCCGCATACTCAGCTGAACTCATGAGAGCCTCTGATGGAGAAGACGAAGAGGATGAGAAAGAGGATCGTCCCGACATGGACGAGTTCTCTGGCGCCGGCGCAGTCGCAGGCTTCTCCTTGCCCTTGGGAGCTTCCAATGAGCCTTCCACACTGAAATCTCGTGGAGATTTCTCTTCTCGGATGTTCGGCGGCGGCCCAATCCGTCTAAATGCCCGCATTCTGTCCCGCGGAAAAAAATAAAAAATACTCAATATTGATTGAACATCTCCTCTGGCTAGTGTAGATTAAACACGTATCTAAAACTGCCAACTAAGGAGATATAAGATGGCACTTGATTTTGACGCAATTCGACGTAAGGTCCAACAGCTTTCCGGTAATGGACCCCGGAAGAGTTCTATTTTCTGGCGTCCAGATGAGGGCGAATATACTGTCCGCTTGCTTCCGTGGAAGGACAGCGATGGTCAACCGTTCAAGGAGCGCTGGTTCTACTACAATATTGGTGAGAATCGTGGAATTCTTGCTCCTAAGCAATTTAGTAAGCCTGATCCAATTCAAGAGCTGATTAACAAGCTTCGTGATGATGGTTCTGCTGAGTCCGCTGAGCTTTGCAAGCGACTTTATCCCAAGATGCGCGCCTATGCACCTGTCGTGGTTCGAGGCGAGGAAGATAAGGGCACGCAGCTCTGGTCTTTCGGCAAGCGCGTCTACCAAGATTTGCTTTCTATTATGCTTGATCCAGACTATGGAGACATCACCGATCCTTCGGAGGGGCGTGATGTGAAGGTTACTATCTCTAAGCAACCGGGCCAGAACTGGGCAACTACTACGGTAATGCCCCGCGGCAAAACGACTAACCTGTCTGAAGACGATGCAACTGCAACGTCTTTGCTTGATAATCTTCCCGACTTGGAAGATTTGTATACTCTTGAATCCTACGAGGAGATCGAGAAGAAGGTTAATGATTGGCTTAACGGAGAATCTGCCTCAGACGGTACTTCGCAGACTAACACTACGAACAATAATAGTTCGGCCACTACAACGACCACGTCAACAACCACCGGTACCACTAAAACGACTCAAGAGGATGGTAAGCAATACACTTCTCTCGATGAAGCTTTCGCTGACCTGTTGAACGACTGAGGGAACCAATGGCTGGGAAGAAGAAGTCTCAAAAGGGCCCGGAAACCGACGATTTTACATCTGATCTAATCAAGTCTTTAAACAAGGATCATGGAAGTAGAATTGCCTATAATCTCAGCGTTGATGAATCACCTACGCACGTGAAGGCCTGGGTCTCCACTGGAATTCGACAGCTTGATTACCTCACTTCCAATAGGAAGAATGGAGGCCTACCATGCGGTCGAATTGTGGAGATCTTTGGCCCTCCGTCTATTGGAAAGTCACATATTGCCCTGCAGATCGCACGCAGTACCCAGAAAATGGGAGGCATTGTAGTCTATATTGATACAGAAAATGGAACTTCAGTTGAGAATCTAGGGCTCCTAGGCGTCGACGTTTCAAAGAGATTTGTGTTTATTGAGACTGCTTGTACAGAAGAAGTTTTTGCGGTCGCTGAGTCTACTATTATGAAGGCCCGGGGCCTGAACAAAAACGTTCCAATAACCATTATTTGGGATTCCGTTGCTGCATCTTCTCCGAAGGCTGAGCTTACCGGAGACTATGACAAGGATACGATCGGTCTCCAGGCTAGATCTATTTCTAGGGGTATGAGAAAGATTACGCAAGTGATCGGAAATACTAATACACTTTTCATCGCCCTGAACCAGACGAGAACGAAGATTGGTGTCATGTACGGCGACCCCACCACGACTCCAGGTGGCATGGCTATTCCTTTTCATGCATCAACACGAATTAAGCTCGGCGCAGGATCACCTATCAAAAACAAAGATGGGGAAGTCGTAGGAATTAACGTGTCAGCCAAGACAATTAAGAATAAAGTTGCACCACCCTTCCGTTCCTGCCAGTTTGAAATTCACTTCGGTGTGGGCGTCAAGGAGCACGAACAGATTACAGATCTTCTTCGATCTTCCGAAGACGTGTCTGTCAACGGAAAGACATATTCTGTTACCGGCGCCGGGGCATGGAAAACTCTCCAGGTGTCAAATGCCAAAACAGGTGAAGTAGAATTAGAAAAGAAATTTACTAAGAGCGGAATGGAAGACTTGCTTCGTGATGACATGTATTCACCGCATATTGAACTTATGCTTGAGGAGATTCTTGTGAAGCAGCTCCAGGGAAATCCTGATTTTGACACTGAGTCTTATGAAGAAGTTCGAGCAGTTGCAATGGATCTAGCAGAGGATGACCTTAAATGACATGTGTAGTCAAAGTAAAGAAAATACACCCGGCTGCAGTGATCCCAACCCAGAAAAAGGGAGACGCCGGATGGGATATCTATTCGATTGAATCTGGTTCGATCCCAGCCGGCTCGACCGGGCTGGTAAAGACAGGATTGCTTCTGGCAGAAACGCCATATGAGACAGACCCATATAAAAGTATTTTAATTAAAATAGAAGGTCGGTCTGGTCTTGCTTTTAAAAAGTCTGTCTTTCCAATCGGCGGAATTGTCGATCCTTACTATCGGGGTGAACTCTGTGCACTTCTATACAATGGCGGTACAGAGAATTTTCAATACGAGCCCGGGGATAGGGTGGCTCAAATTGTCTTGTATCCTGTGCATGCAAAAACGAATGGTAACGGAACCAGCTTTATAGAAGCAGAAGAAGCTTATCCAACAGATAGAGGAATCAAAGGATTCGGTTCGTCTGGAAGATAAGATGAAAAATCCAACCCTGGTTCTCGATTGCATGAATATCTTTATTAGGTGCTATGCAGCCAATCCAAAAATGTCAGCGCAAGGCTTCCATGTTGGAGGAGTTGTAGGATTTCTCAAAACGCTTAGAGGCGTGTGTAATAAGTTTTCCCCCGGGCAGATAGTTGCTGTTTGGGAAGGCGGAGGTTCATCCCGCCGGCGATCAATCTACTCAGAGTACAAAAGAGGCAAAAAGCCCAAAAGGATGAATCGTTTTTACGAAGATGACATTCCTGATAGTGAAAAAAATAAGAATTTCCAGATTGCAACGTTGATTTCTCTTCTTAAACATCTACCCATATGTCAAGTATATGTGAGCGACTGTGAGTGCGATGACGTAATCGGCTATCTGTGCCAGTACACATTAAAAGATAAGCAAAAGATGATTATTTCGTCTGATCAAGATTATTACCAGCTTTTGAATCAGAATACCCAGATATATCGCCTTGGAAAAAAAGAGATAGTTTCTGCTGAAGACGTCCTAGGCTTGACAGGTGTGACTGCATCTAATTACTGTCTCGCCAAGTGTCTAGTTGGAGATAGTTCTGACAACATCAAAGGAATCAAGGGGGCAGGATTTAAAAGCGTATCAAAGAGATTTCCAGATCTTGCAAGTGAAAAAGAGTGCAATTTAAATGAAATCCTCAAGACAGCTTCTGAGAAATACGATGAAAAGATCAAGCTGTATCGAGAAGTGGCAGATAACTTTGATATCGTGAAGAGAAATTGGCGATTAATATACTTGAACACGAAAAATCTTGCTGCAAACCAGATGTCTCAAATTAATCATATAATAGATACATTTGAGGTCCGGAGAAATAAGATTAGTTTGATGAGAGGGTTGATCAAGATCGGCGTTCAAAGCTTAGATGTTGAAGCTCTCATGTTAAGTATGATCTACATAGAAGAATAAGGGGTAAGATACGTGTCTTACGATGAATCGTCCGCCTCTTTTGGAAGTTACGGTAAGTCCTTCCAAGAGAAGATAGTCCAGAGTTTGTTAACAGATCGCCTGTGGGCTGAGCAGATGTCAGAAGTTATTGATATTGACTTCTTTGATTTGAAATATCTTAAATTTTTAGCTGATCGATACTTTAAGTACCACGGAAAATATAAAGATTTTCCTACGCTCCCACTTTTAGTCTCTATTATTCGAGATGATCTTAAGACAGGTAATGATACTGTTCTTCGAGACCAGATTATCGATTATCTCCAGAGAATACGCCACAATCCAGACATGGGCGATCTTGAATATGTTAAGGACAAAGCTCTAGATTTCTGTCGAAAACAGGCGTTCAAGGGAGCCCTAGAACAAGCAGTAGATTTAATTCAAACAGACAAGTTCGACTCAGTCATGGATCTCATGCGTCACGCACTATCTGTAGGTACAACCCCGTCAATAGGACATGACCTCTTTGAAGATATGGACGCACGTTTTACAAGAATTAGCCGCCACCCGGTTGCAACTGGGATCGATGTTCTCGATCAAAAAGGTGTCTTAAACGGTGGTTTGGGCCGAGGAGAGATTGGGGTTATTACAGCACCAACCGGGGTAGGAAAATCTCATATGCTCGTAAATCTTGGCGCTGCTGCAGTAAAGAAAGGCAAGAATGTCGTTCATTACACGTTTGAGCTTACCGAGAACTCAACAGGTCTTCGTTATGATTCTAACATTTGTATGATTCCCTCTAATGAAGTACCAGAAAGAAGCGATGAAGTAAAAGAAGCATATGAGGGTATGGAAAATCTTGGTCGACTTATGATCAAGGAATATCCTACAGGAACAGCAACAGTTCAAACCCTGCGTTCCCATATTGAAAAACTATCTCTTAAAGGGTTTGTTCCTGATTTGCTCGTTATTGACTATGCAGATATCATGAGATCTTCTCGACAATATGAATCTATGCGACACGAACTCAAGAAGGTATACGAAGATCTTCGAAATCTAGCAATGGAAAAAAACTTACCAATTTGGACTGCCTCTCAAAGCAATCGCGAAAGTGCAACCTCAGATATTGTCGGCCTTGAAAGCATGGCTGAGTCATACGGAAAAGCTCAAGTTGCTGATGTTGTTATTTCTATTTCCAGAAAGCCAGTTGAGAAAGCATCCGGAATGGGGAGACTTTTTGTTGCCAAAAATAGAGCAGGTCGAGATGGAATTGTATTTCCAGTAAAGCTTAATACTGCGATGTCAATATTCTCTGTAGTTGAAAACACAGAAGAGATGACTCTGGCACAGGCGCAAGACAAAAATGAAAACGATATAAAGAAAGTTTTGCAACAAAAGTGGAAGCAAGTCAGCAAAAGAGAAAACATTAAAGAAGAAAAGTAATAGAATCTCTTAGACATGATAAGAAAAAAGGATAAAATGAAAACATATAATGAAGTTTTTGAAAGATCCGTTGAATATTTCAAAGGGGACGAGTTAGCCGCCTCCGTATTCGCGACTAAGTATGCACTTCAAGACAAGCAAGGCAATTTCTTAGAGGCATCTCCGGATCAAATGCATCGCCGTCTAGCAAAAGAGTTTGCTAGGATTGAGGAAAAATATCCCAATCCTATGTCTGAAGAGACAATTTATGATCTTTTGGCGGATTTTAAGTATGTTGTCCCACAAGGTTCCCCCATGTCTGGTATCGGAAATCCTCACCAAGTCCAGTCATTATCAAACTGTTTTGTAGTTGATTCTCCAACAGATTCTTATGGTGGGATTCTCAAGGCTGATCAAGAGCAAGTCCAGATTATGAAACGCCGCGGCGGTGTCGGATTTGATATTTCTACTATTCGCCCGAAGGGGATGAATACATCCAATGCTGCTAAAACTACCGATGGTATTGGTGTCTTCATGGAGAGATTTTCTAATTCTTGCCGAGAGGTAGCGCAGGGTGGTCGCCGCGGGGCACTGATGCTTACAATATCGGTCCACCATCCAGATATTGAGACGTTTATTAAAATTAAGCGTGATTTGTCTAAAGTAACCGGGGCAAATATTTCCATTCGGCTCTCTGATGAGTTTATGAATGCTGTGGAAAATGACGAGAACTATGAAATGAGATTTCCCGTAGATTCTCCAAAAGAAGATCGCATGTATACAGCACATGCTTCTGCAAAAGAAATATGGGACCAGATAATCGAGTCAGCGCACGGGTCAGCGGAGCCCGGGCTTTTGTTTTGGGACAATGTTCTTAAGTACACACCTGCTCAAATCTATAAAGATGAAGGTTTCGATACGATTAGTACAAATCCTTGCAGTGAGATAACTCTGTCTGCTTATGATAGTTGTCGACTTCTTCTTTTAAATACTACATCTTTTGTAAAGAATCCATTCCAGAAAAATTCTGAATTTGATTTTGAATTATTTAAAAGTGTGACATCTCAAGCCCAGCGTCTAATGGATGACCTCGTGGATCTTGAAATCGAGTGCGTGGAAAAGATAATCTCAAAGATAAAGTCAGACCCAGAAGACGTATCTGTCAAAAGAATAGAGCTGGAGCTTTGGGAAAAGGTCAAAGCTATTGCCCTTAAAGGGCGAAGAACGGGATTAGGCGTCACCGGAATCGGGGATACACTTGCCATGCTCGGTCATACATACGGATCAAAGAAGTCTATTTTTGCAACTGAAGACATTTATAGAACGATGGCAATCGGAGCTTTCGAATCTTCGTGCCAGATGGCGACTGAGCGTGGTTCTTTTCCTGCCTACGACTTTGACAAGGAAGTGGGCCACCCGTTTATCGAACGGCTATTTGAAGTCTCTCCAGAGTTACGAGATTTACACAGAGATCATGGTCGAAGGAATATTGCATTAACCACAACCGCACCATGCGGAAGTGTCTCTACGTTAACACAGACTACGTCCGGGATCGAGCCTGCTTTTATGTTAAAATATACTCGGCGCAAAAAGATCAATTTAAACGACCCAGACGCAAAGCCTGACTTTGTTGATGATCTAGGCGATCAATGGCAAGAGTTCGACGTGTATCATCACGGATTTAAGATGTGGATGGATGAAACGGGCGAAACAGAGATCGAGAAAAGCCCATACAATAATGCCACGGCAAATGAAATTGTGTGGGAGTCAGCTGTAGATTTGCAGGCAGCAGCCCAGCGGTGGGTATGCCATGCAATTAGCAAGACTATTAATCTACCCAACGATGCAACAGTAGATGACGTTAAGAAGGTATATTGGCGCGGATGGAAGCAGAACCTTAAAGGAGTAACCGTGTACCGTGACGGCTGCCGAGCAGGTGTTCTTGTTTCTACAGACAGCAACAGAAAAGAAGATGTTAGATTTATGGAGACTCCGGCGCCTACAAGAGAAGATGTGCTAAGCTGTGATATCCATCACGCCTCTATCAAGGGTGAAAAGTGGACGATCTTGATCGGGCTAATGGACGGAAAACCATATGAAGTGTTCGGCGGTCTAGCAAATAAGATTGAGATTCCAAGGTATTATAAAGCCGGAAGTTTGACAAAGAGAAAAAGAAAGACGCGGAATTCTATCTATGATCTAAGATTCGGCCACAAGACAGATGAGTTTTGCATAAAAGATGTTGTTGAGGTCTTCGATAATCCCAACTATTCAGCTTTTACTCGAACTATCTCTCTTGCTTTGCGCCACGGCGCCCCGGTTTCTTTTATGGTCGAACAATTGCACAAAGATCGTGATACTGATTTCTCTTCTTTCTCACGTGTGATCGCGCGAGTTCTTAAAAATTATATTGAAAATGGTACAGCCGCGGGCCGCAGGGTATGTGATAGCTGCGGAGCCGAAGATTCTCTTGTTTATCAAGAGGGGTGTGTGACATGTAAATCTTGCGGAATTGGCAAGTGCGGATAGTTATAAGGGGGGAGAACTATTATGCGTAAGACAATCGAAATAGACAAAAGAATTAGTGAGATCAAACTGAGGTATAATCCAATTATTATCACAGTAAATAAGTTTGATGAAGATGCTGCTCGAAAGTTCCGCGCAGAGATAAATGCTGCGCATAATACAGGTCAACCGATCATACCTGTGGTAATTGCGTCGTATGGCGGGGCTGTTTATTCTCTTCTCAGTATGATTGATACAATCGATAGCGCAACATTGCCTATCATGACCATCGCAGAAGGAAAAGCTATGTCTTGCGGTGCTGTCCTTCTTTCTTGCGGGACAAAAGGATATCGGTACGCTACGCCAAATGCTACGATTATGATCCACGACGTCAGTTCTATGAGCAGTCGACAAAAAGTCGAAGAACTTAAAGCAGATGCAAACGAATCAGATCGTCTAAATAATAAGATTATGCGCCTCATGTCCTCCAGCTGCGGAAAGAGGCCAGATTATTTCCTCAAAGAGATTCATAAGCGCGGGAGAGCAGACTGGTTTCTCGAAGCTGATGAATGCCTTGAGATCGGCTTGGTCGATCACGTTGGAACACCTCAAATGAAAATTTCTGTTGACGTAGGAATTGAAATCGAATAGTTAATAGATGTACCCTTAAAGGAGTTCATCTATGAGCAATACAGTTTTTCGTCAAGTTCCAAAAACCGGAGTTATCTTCACCACAGCTGAAGCAATGAAGCTGGGTTTCTATCGAGGTCATCCTGATTGGTGTAATTTTGGCCAGGGGCAACCTGAGACTGGGCACTTGTCCGGTGGTCTTGAGCGAATTTCTAGTATTCATATCGACGAAGGTGATCATGAGTATGCCCCCGTCGCCGGACTTCTTGAGTTACGAGAAGCTATCGCTAATTTATACAATGATCTTTACAGGAAAAATAAGAAGTCTAAATATACTGCAGAGAATGTTTCCGTCGCCGGCGGAGGTCGAACTATTCTTACAAGAACAGTTGCAGCTCTAGACAATATTAATCTTGGGCATTTCCTCCCAGACTACACAGCGTATGAAGAACTCCTTTCTACCTTCAAGGGGTTTAATACTATCCCGATTATGCTAGATCCAGACAATGGATACGTGTTTTCGGCGCATGATTTAGAGAAAGAGATTCAAGGTCGAGGTCTAGGGGCAATTCTTGTATCTAACCCATGCAACCCCACTGGAAAAATAATCTCAGGTCGCCATTTAAGATCTTGGGTTAAAGTAGGAAGAGATACTGGCTGCTCTCTTATCATGGATGAGTTTTACAGCTCTTACATCTGGGAGGGTGTTCCTTCCGGAGAGACTTTAAGTTGCAGCACCTATATCAACGATGTTAACAAAGACAGCGTTTTAATCGTCAACGGGCTTGGTAAAAATCAAAGATATCCCGGATGGAGAATAGGATGGGTGATCGGACCAAAGGATGTAATTAAATCTATTAATAGCGCCGGAAGTTTTTTGGATGGAGGAGCACCAAGACCTATCCAGAGAGCCGCAGTGCCCCTACTCAGTCCAGAATCTGTAACACAAGAGACAGAATCTATTCAAAGAGAGTTTAGGCAAAAACGTCAAGTGATGATGGATGGTCTTCGAAAGATCGGAGTAACCTTTGACTGTGAGCCTGGAGGATCGTTCTATCTGTGGGGAAACGTGTCAGCACTTCCTGATGGATTAAATACTGGAATGGACTTCTTCAAAGCATGTCTTGAAAGAAAAGTAATTGCAGTTCCGGGCGAGTTCTTTGATGTTAATCCAGGAAAGAGGATGAAGAACGCGGGATCAAGATTTAAAAATTATTTAAGATTTTCATACGGCCCTGACATGAATACGATTAAAAAAGGGTTGTCTCGCCTAGAAGTCATGATTCGAGAACTATAAAAGAACTGATTATCAGTGCGAAGAAATCATTCATGCAGGCCAGACATATCGTCGAGCATTCGTTGGTGTAACACATCACTGCGGATAATATTTAGATCAATTATCAATATTGCTTTTTCGGGGACTCCTTGCAGTCCCCGAAATTGTATTTGTGTATAAACATTTTCCCAAGATTCAATATAATAATTTATGAATACCAGGGAGGTACATATAAATGGCTAAGAAAACCTATAAGTTACACGACGAAGTGATCGGTGAAGTTGCGCGTTCTTTGCAGCGTGCGTTGCTGACTGGGACAGATATCGTTGATCATCTACGTCAGATTGAGCTGAATGTCCAGAGAGGGGAGTCTTGTGTGACGCTCTCAGAGGAATTCGTCCGTCGTCAATCTGAAAATGATGAGAGACTAGTCGAAGAAGCTGAGACACTAAAGCTTGAGACTGAAACGCTGGATTAAAGATGTCTTCTGATAGATTAGATGCTATTTTCTTTCTTCAAGAGAGATTTATGGAAAATTTGTCCAAGCACAAAGAGCCACTTCCTGAGTGGCCTGTAGATCCGTCTGATAAAAAAGCACAGCAGTTTATTAGGGATATTATTCATCGAGGAACAGAAGAAGCTTTTGAAGCACTTTTGCATCTCAAGAACTGGAAGCCTCACAAGCACACCGAAAATAAAGAATTTAATCGAGATGCATTTCTCGAGGAGATGATCGACGACTTCACTTACAAGCTTGAAGCGTTGATCTTAATGGGTTATGAGCCACAAGAATTTTTTGACGCATTTTGCAAAAAGAATAGAAGGAATCTGGACAGGGTCAAAGGAGAGTACTGAGTTACTCGAGCATCTGTTCAGCACGCAGGCTAATTTCTCTTCTAAGTTTATAGATCAAGAAAATCTTTCCCTCGAAGAGAAGGAAAGACTGACGCAAGAGTTTTCTTTAGCGCTTCACAACGAAGTCTCTTCTCTTGTCCGAGAAATTAACTTTAAGCATCACGCAAATGAGCGCAAAGATATCGTGAAGAACTCGATTCTATTTGAAGGAATCGACTGTTTTCGATATCTACTTGCTATTATGAATCTATGGGGCTTCACCCCAGAAGAGTTCCTAGAGGCGTTTAATGACAAAGCTGCTTACTTAGATATAAAGTATGACAACGACCAGAAATGGGAAGGCCAACCGGTAATTTTAGTTGACGTCGATGATGTTATTGCTAGCTTTAGAGAAGGCTATGCTGACTATTTAAACTCTCTTGAGGGAATTAACGTCGATGTGAATGCCAAAGAGTACTACTTTACAGAGGGAATACCAAGAGACAAGTATAATCCCGAACTAGTATTCCAAGACTTTATTGAGTCACGAGGATTAAGAACCCTTGCACCCATAAAAGACATGATTGACGCAATAAATAATCTACATGATCAAGGGTACTGGATTCATGTTCTTACTGCCAGGCCTGACGGGAATCAAACTTGCAAGTACGACTCTTACACATGGCTGGCAAACTCAGGTCTCAAGTTTCACAAGGTTTCATTTTCTCCAGAAAAGATGATCTGGGCAGCAAAATCTAAATATTATGACCACGATTCAATCGTTTGCGCAATAGATGACTCGCCAAAACATGCGAGAGAGTATGCTAAACATGGCATACCTGTAATCTCTCCAGCTAAATCTTACAACAAAGAGCTTCAAAATGTGGAGAATGTCCATGTAGTAGAGAGAGGCCCAGAGGTTCAATCCGTTATATTAAAGTTTGGAAGTTAGTGCATATTTAGTTTCGAAAGGAATTTCATGTACAAGCTTCCGTATCTAACAGATATCAGAGAAAAGATAGACAAGAAAGTAAAGTCAGATCCAGACTTTTACGACAATGTCAGAGTCAAAGGTCTAAGATCAGATATTATAGATTTATTAGAAGACATGAAAAAGTGGGTAAACAACAAAGATAGAAATCAGGTTTTAGCTAAGAATAAATCATACTTGCCTGCAAAAGGTTCAAACCATCAAATAAATGATTTTATTCAAAGGCATTCTGATATAGTTGACACAGCTAAAAGATTGGGAATTCATGAAGACAAAACTTAAAATTAAAAAAAATATCAATGAGGTGTTTCCGGATGCCTCTGCAGGAGACTGTGACGTTTTCGCAGTTTTTGACTTTGATGAGACAATTGCCATTACAGATTCTCTTATTCATGTCATCGACATCGAAACAAAAGAAAGATTACGCTCTTACACTCCAGATCAATACGCAGTTCAATTTGGCAGCGGCGAATCAAGCCTCGCCGCCAACGAAGCGTTCGACTATTCAGAATTTGATGATGTTCCAGATGCTACAAAGACAACTGAGATTTTTGAGATTCTTAAAAGCGTAGTAAGATGCGGAGTAACCTCCGCGGCAATTTTAACTGCTCGAGGTTCTGAGGCCCAAAAGCCCATCAAGGATTTCTTGGCTAAGCTAGGTGTAAGATTGCAAGTTGTGCACGGAGTTGACAGCCCGCTAGGATCAGCCAAGGCACAGAAATTTAGAGGATATGCTAGACAATTCAATCCATCAACAATGCACTTTTATGAGGATTCAGATTCTAATAGAGCTGCCGTCGAGAATATGGTTAGAAACTCTAAGGAGTTCGAAGGGGTTGACGTGTATCTTCACAATGTTAAAAAGGGAATGAAGCAATCTTCCGGGCATGTTCACGTTACTTATGAGACCCCAGCTGAGCCAGACAATCCAATGGTTCAAGAAGCTAGAGAAAAAACGGCAGATCTTATCGTTGAAGCCCTTACAGATACTGACATACGTCGAATCGAAGCCGTTGCTCGTCGAGAAATTAGAGATTTTTTACGTCAAAACCTTGAAAAGAAAGTAACAGACTTTATTCAAAAAGAACTCAAGGGAAAAGAAAATGAAAAGATCATTAAGAACATCGCGTCTAAGATGATCGTTGATCTTTATAGATCCCTTTGGACTAAGCGATCTTTTTGGGAAAGTGACATAAAGTAGCTTAAACATTTTCATCTGGTGTGATAATATCTTTTATGCTTACATAGGAGATAATATAGCATGCCACAGAATCCGAATCTTGAACCTGTTACTTTGCCCATGCCGCTACGGTTTGGAGAAGAACCTGAAACTGAATTTATAAATGATCTCGATGCTCTTTCAGTTCAGTTAGTCGACAGCCCTACAGGAGACCAGATTCGAAACGTCGCCTACCGTTATGTGAAGGCGACCTGGGCAGACTCTCCTGACCAAACTGATCCCTTGAATGCCACTCAACAAGAACTGAGCGAAACCCTTGAGGACGTGATGCAGTTTCGAGCTCTTCCTGCAGGAATGGAGGCAATGTCCTTCACATTTCTGGTAGGGGGAATCGATCTGCAAACCGTCACTCACTTGATTCGCCATCGAGCAGGTACTTTCGCCGCCCAGTGTACCGGCGATCGCTGGCAATCACACAGCCGAGCTTTAGTTCCTGCCGCTGTTCAGAACAGCCCTGAAATCCATGATCGCTGGAAGGCTCACGTTGAAGCAGGTAAGAAACTATATGCAGATATGATCGATACTAGACAGATCAGCATTATGGATGCACGCACTGTTCTACCACGCGCCATTGAGACATTCTATTACGCACGATTCAACCTCAAAGATTTAATTGGGTTTATTCGCCAGCGCTGTGACAAACAGATCCAGCCCGCTATAGACAATCTTATGGCGGCCAAAATGGCGCTTGAGGTTTGCAAAGTAATTCCAGAAGCCGCAGCAGTAATCGGGACTCGAACTCTTACAGGTCCTGCTATGCATTATGTTCGAAACCTCCGATCTGGAACGGGAACCAATCTTTATTGGCCTGATGCAGATACTGATGAAAAGATCGAATATCATCCCAATGACACAATCTATCAGGCTGAACGTGATGATGTGAATGGTACTAATCCTCCTAATAATGAAACGGGAGAAAATAGTAAGTTCCGGCAGCACTGGAATGATCTTCTTCGTCAAATTAGCGATATTGAGATGGAATATCGAGATCACATGAGTCGCTAAGGTGGCTTTTCAAAATCAGCAATCTCTTCGTCGCAGAAAAATTATTTTTGACGCTCTTGACAATGATAAAAATTTTTATGAGACAAATCTAATTTTAAAGAGAAGCGACGAAAAGACTTTGAACAACTTAGATTATTTGACATGGAAGCAATTTCTTTTCCCAATATCAAAGAAAGATATCCAGATCTACAAGGATATTGTTGAAGATGGAAAAGATCTTTCCTGGGTTGCAAGAAAGCTTAAAATAAATTTTTCCAAAAGGACAATTTCATGAATTCACTTATTTTCTCTTCGATAATTTTATTTGCAGGAATAACCTCAAAAGAAATCAAGGAATTTGATAGAACCTTAGCAGAAAAAGAGCATAGCTTAGTCCAGCTAGCAAAAGCAGTAAAAGAACCAAGCGTTCTTGAAGCTGTTAGCAGCTTTAGAAAAAATTGCGCTGTAATGTTTGCGTATGCCAAGATAACTGAGGAAAAAATGGCATACTCAGCGCTAGGATCATGCATAGCAGGATATCAAATTTTTATTAATGTCTCTACAAGATTATTGATGGAAAGTATCGCAGCAAACGATATCTTGAAAAACAATTCAATTTGTAAAAAAAATCCTTGATATATGCACCCAAACACAACAAAAAAAAGCAAGTGGATTATGACGAAACTGAAGGAGCTTGATCTTCACGGCTTAGATCATTCTTGGGCAAGAAAAGTTATCAAGTCTTGGACTAAAGAAAATATACCCCCGTATAAGATCATTACAGGCAACTCTCCGATTATGCAAAAAATAGTTAGAGAAACGCTTGGATCAAAATATAATCTCAATTATGAGAGCGAATACAATTTAGGAGCATTAATTGTTACACCCAGATAAAAATAACCCAGAAATTATGCAGCTTATGTTTATGGCTGCAATGATTGAACTAGAAGAACTCAGAAGGAAGAATAGTTTATACGCTATTCTTTTGCCCATTATGTTAATTGTAGGCGTCGGTATTGGTTATACCGTCGCCCGAATATAAATCCAGGAGAAACAATGAAAGTTTATATCGCATCACCGTTTTTTAACCCGAAACAAGTAGAACAAGTAGAGTTTATTAAATCTACGCTTACAGAGACTGGACATGAATATTTTAGCCCCAAGGACTATTTTGTTTTAAATCCTAATGCAACTCAAGAAGATAGAACGAGAATCTTTGACGTCAATTGCCAGAAGATCCAGTGGGCAGATTTTGTTCTTTGCAATACTGAAGCCAAGGATCTTGGCACGATTTGGGAAGCAGGATATGCTCATGGAATTAATAAGCCAGTAGTTTTCTTTGCAGAGGGTCTCCCAGACGGAAAGTTCAACGTAATGCTCAGTGAAGCAGGTCAATCTGTCAACACATCACGTGAACAATTGACTGAATATCTAAATCGTGTAAGTGACGCAGGTGAGCTTATAATTGAACAGTACACGGGATTTACGCAGTAAAAATGAAGCACGAGCTTATCACAGAAGAAAATGTTGATAGATTCGATTCCCAAAAAGGATTGCCCAATCTTCTTGCGTATCCGATAAAGAAAATATCTGAAAACGTGTTTCAAGTTGAAAAAAAAGAGACAGTTATTTTCTGGGGAGACGAATCTGGCCAGAGCATCAAATCTAAGACTATGGCGCTTAAGCCTATCGGTAAGTTTGATCACTCTCTCAAAGAAGCACTTGTAGTTCTAAAATCTGCTCTCCCCCCGTCACAAGCCTTTTTGATTCATATCGAGGGCAATAATATTAGCAGGGCGATGGTGCCCTTATTGAGGAAATAATAACATGGATATTCCAAAGACAAAATCTGTTTTAATTGAAGCATACGACCAGCTGTCATCGTTTTCTAAGTCTATGCATTCGCTCGGCTTAGCCAATGATGATTTAAGTTTTGAATTTGACTGGATTGAGACGTGTATTGGGTTGTGCGAAATCCATGAAAAGTCAGATGACGAATTTATTCGATCGAGAGCTCTCAAAAAGATTCGGCTTTTCATGGAAGAAGAGCAGGATGAAAACGCGCAGCTTTCTTTCGTTTATGAGAAGCAGAAAAATTCAGTAGTAAAGTCAATCAACAAAAATAATGATCCTAATGTCTTTGATTTAACGAAACTAGCAGAGATTGAATTCGAGGATGTTAGCTTTTGACACAGAAGAATACTCGAAATCCAATCTTGGGCGATCCAGAAATTATCTGGCCTGGAACTCGAGTAAAGATCAGTGGGCTTCCTGGAGAAGGTGTGATTTTGAATTCAAATGGATTCGGAACGACGTATACAGTAAGATTAAACAATAGAGCTGAAGTCACAGTTCATAAATCAGAAGTGAAAGAGCTTAAATGAAAGTTGCAATTACAGGTGAGGCGGGTTTCATCGGAAAAAATCTTCCTGCATCTTTTGAAAACCTAGGTCATGAATTTGTATCCTTATCTAATCATAGAAGTTTGACTTGTCTGGAAACAGGCGAGCCATGCGTTCATAGAAATACAGAGCAGGATTGGCAAGATGAGCTTAAGGCTGCAGCCATAGACCTTGTTGTTCATAATGCTGCTTTAGTAGGGACAGATGTCGTAGCTCTAAACGCAGAAGAATCTACACTTTCTAATGTCATGGGAACATATAATATTTGCCGCGCTGCTGACAAACTAGACATACCAGTATGTTATATTGGAACGACAGTAATTTATAATACAGCGTCGTATCAATACCAGAAAATACAAGAGTATTCAGATCGCCGACCAAAGACTCTGTACGGAATTCAAAAATTAGCTGCGGAGAATATTGTCACATCTACTTGTCGGCATCATAATATTATTCGACCATTGTTTGCCTATGGTGGAATAGGTGATATGAACAGCTTAATTTCAAAAACTTTCTACGCCGCTACTAAGGGCGTGAGAGTTATCGACATGTTTTTAAATCCCGAGAAGATTAAGGACTATATGCATGTTGAGGATTTTTGTGATGCAGTTGCTCTAGCATGTCATCATCAATGCTGGGGCGAAGATTTTAATGTCGCCGCGGAAAATCCCCAAAACACGCTTGAGATCGTCGAGATAATGGAAAAAGTGTCAGGATTAGATCTCAAGTCATACGTTAAGTGGCACCCGCAGACTGATTATCTCGGCAACCACCGCATAGATTCTTCTAAGTTTAGAGATAAATTTGGATGGCATCCTAAGTATACCCTAGAAGAAGGAATTAAAGATGCCTGGGAGTCAATCTCATCATCGCAGAATACTTCTTACAATCCGCTTAGGCATCTAGACGAAGCCAAAGAAAAAGGCGTAGATCTAACCCAGTTCTACTGATTGGAGTGACGTATGTCGAGTGTACTACCAGCTTAAAAATATCGCCCTAACAAAATCTAAAAACAGGCACAATTATCATGTTTCTGCATGTATTATAATTGGAAAAACTCGTTATTTTGGATGGAATAGTTATAAAACTTCTCCTCGCGCAAAAAGACGACTTTACTGTAAGACGCTCGAAAAATATGTATTTTCAAGTTGTATGCATGCAGAAATGCACGCAATGCTAAGGGCAGTATCCCGGCATGAAGATCTCTCTAGAGCAAAGATGAAAATCGTAAGAGTTCGAAAAGATGGTGAGTTTACTATGTCTAAGCCGTGTAAACACTGCCAGAAAATGATGAGGGAGTCTTCTATGAGCCCAAAGAATATTTCTTATACTGACTGGGACGGCTCTGTCCAGAATTTAATTTCGTGGGATGAAGATGACGAAAAAACCGCTTGACAATCTGATTCCTTTCCCAATGGAGAAAGTAAATCCAGAGCCCCCGCCAATGTCTTATCATGAGATAGTTCATGGCACTGCGCCTGAAGATCTTACAGACAAAGAATTAGTTTTTTGTATCAACAATACAGCACTTGCTATGCTTGGAGATGCTTACGATGAGAAGTTTTGGTCCAGAAGAATATCTGCGATATTAAAGCTAGGTGTATCTTTAGGGCACCCAGAAATCTGTGATGTATTTTCAGAAATAAAGCCCGATCATACAATTCTATTTGAAAAAGATCGCTTTGATGTATGCGCAATGTCCGGAAATAGATTTACAACTGTGATTGAGCTTAAGTGCATGTCAGCTCTCGGTCCACAACAGCTTTCCAGATACAGCGAAAAGCTCGTAAAGAAAAAATCTGAAGATGCCCCTCGATTTGTAGTGTCAATGTTCGATCTTGACATTGATCAAATTCCCTCGCCGTGGTATGAGATAGGTTTGACATTTTTTTCAAGCCCGTTTGCAGAGATTTCTGATATTCTTATAGGTAACCCAGAGATTGCAAATGATTTCAATAACTGTCACGACTTCTTAGTCTTGATAGATGAGCTAGTTTATAGGTTTAATTCTGCGATGTCTGGCTTTACCGAGAGTGACAAAGATATCGATGAAATGAAAGCAATGGCAATCAAAACAGGCTTCTTTAAACCCTTGGATCGAATTGTTAAAAGCATTACATCCGCCCAAGCTATGAAAATTTTAAAACAGGATAGCCAACGGTGTAAGCTCTTGTCGGGCAATACTAACGGAAACAACTTCTTTAATGTAAGCACTGATTTATCCGGTGTAGAAGTAGGAATCCAGTACCAGAATGATTCTGTGAAATTATATAGAAACTCCGCTAAGAGCACACCCTACATTGATGAAAAAGTACGTCAAATTGCTGAGGATATCACAGGAAAGAAAGTGAAATTTACTTCCGACCGGGGTAAAGGATTTAGATCTATTCGGCTCAATGAAAGAGGTTCTCCTGCAGATGCATGGTCTGTAGAGGGAAAACTAACAATAACTGATTTGATATCAAGGTCGATCCGGTGTCTCAACGAAGCTTAGTTCTGTTATAAACTATTCTAAAATAAGTTAAAATCTAAAATATGATTACGCAAGATTCCTGGATCCAATATTTTCCATACGAGACGCCTCGCCCTGTGCAGATTGATGCCATCAATCGCGTTTTAAACACATTTTTAAACACAAAAAAGAA